ATATTAGCATTTAATTTATCATTAGCTTCTGTGTTTGCTATCTTTGCACTAAGGTATCCTGTTGCTACACCTCTTGCCATTCTTCCAAAATCTATTGCCATTATATCATCTCCTCTTGTGCTGGTTGTGGTGCTGCCATTAATCCTTTTTGTTCAATCTTAGGTTTATCTTCAGCTATATTCTTAGCAGCCTTTTTAAATTTTTCTTTTTTACTTTTAATATCCATAATAGAACTTAATTCATTATCATTTGTCATATCATCTATAGATATTCTAAAACTTTTAACTCCACCTAACATACCCACAGTTGCAATCATTTTCATTACAGGTTCTGCAATAATAAATGCAACATCAGGTGACCATTTACCTTCAGCAAATCCACCAAATAATATTACTCTTGCAATTGCTTCAATAGGTACACTTGCATCTAACATAGCAATTACTTGTTCTGAAAATTCAGGAGTTGATAATTGATTCCATACAAAATCAGCTGCTTCAGCTGTATTTGTATATTGTGGTGGGTGTTCCCAAGGACCATTTCCTGGTTTGTCAGTTAAACTCTGACCAGGTACTGGTGCATCAAAGGGGTTATTTGGTGCTTCTCTAAGTTCGTCCATATCTCTCCTTAACTAAATAAATTTTTATCTCTTAACGATTTTTTTAATCTGTATTCCCATTCAGCAGTTAATGTATCGGCATCAACTGTTTTTAATCTTACATCTGGTGATTTTGCATCTCCCATTGCTTGAGTTCTCATTGAATAACTTCCAAGATTAGGTGTACTTATACCTGCACTAGTATCCACTGGTTGCCAATTATCATCTCCTCCAGTATGTTTTGTCATTAAACTACTTCCAATTTTTCCAATAAGACCTAATGTACTAAAGCCTCCACCGCCACCTCCGACACTTCCGCCAAAAGTTTTTACGGCAGCACTAGCACCTTTAAATAAACTTCCTACTGCACTTCCTATACCACTAAAAAATCCCATTGATTCCTCCTTATTTTAATTATAATTTAGATAAAAAATCAAATCCAAACTTACCTATCATTTGATACATAGAATCTTTAGAAGCTTGATCTTGTAAATCTACTGCTGTAGATCTTTCAAGTGCAGCCATAGCTAAATTGTGATTTCTATTTTGATCATTTTGAGAAGCAGTATTAACCCATGAAGCTTCATCTCTCCATTGTTGCCATGCTGCTGATACAGCCCAATTAGAAAGATTTAATAAGTTCTGTGCATTAGTTTGATTAGTAGCATTAACAGCTGCAGTGTTTGCAGTATTAATAGCTCTTCTCCAAACTACATTAGATTGATCTATTTCTCTTTGATTATTAACATTAAATTGTTGTCTTTGATTTTCTACTGTAGCATTAAATTGATTAATTGCAGATTCTCTAGCTGCATTAGCTTCATCAATTGCTACTTGATTTTGTGCATTAATTGCTGCAATTTTATTAGCTTCACTTTGAGCATACTGATTCATTGTATCAGTTCTTACAGCATTTTGCTCGCTAATAGTTGCACCTAATTTATCATAAAATTCATTAACTTGATTCTGACTTGTTGCATTAAATTGTGCAGATGCATTTGCTGCTGCTTGATCAGATAATAAAAATGATTGTCTTGTTTGTAGATTAGCTAAACTTGTTTGCTGATTATTAGATAAGTTAGCCATATCCATTTTAAGATATGATTGAGCATTTGTAATAGCAGCTTGTTGATTATTAGCAAGATTTTGAAAGATCATATCTTTATAAGTTCTTGCGTCTGCTGTTGCTATTGGAACAGCTGCATTCATAATACCTTCAGCTAATGCTTCAGCTGCCATAGAACTAGCACTCATACCTCTAGCTGCCATAGCTGCTTCAGTTGCTTTAGCTGCACCTCTTGCCCATACTGGCATAGGATTGCCTGATGCTAATGCTGTTGTTACTTCATTCTGTAATCCTTCTAACTGACCTTTAACTGTAGCGTCAGAAGTAATAGCCCCTGTTTGTCCTTGTGCAACTGAGCCAGTTGATAATGTACCCTGTGCTGCTGTTGCTGTAGGTGATGTACCTGCAGATGCCCCTGTATATTGAGCATAATTAGGCATAGTAGGTGCTGTAGTTGTTTGTGCTGCTGTAGTAGCTGCCCCAGTTACCGTAGGTGCTGTAGGTGCTGTAGGGGTAGCAGCTGCAACTGTACCACTTACTCCAGGAGTAGCAATTAATTCATTAGTAGCTACATTCTGTAGTTGTGGAGATATAGTTGTACCTGTAGGTAAAGTAGGAGAAGCAACTAACGACTCAATTAATGAAGTCGCTTTACTAGATGTAGTTTGATTTTTAGCTGTAGGCTTAACTGCACCCGTAGGTAATGCTGGATTTGTTGTTGCCATAGTTATCTTCCTTGTCCTCTATATTTTTGTTTTTTCATTCTTTTTTCTGATTTATTTAAATTCTTTTTATGCCTTCTTGGTCTCTTTCTTGGTTTATCCCTAGGTGTAAAGTTTTTAAAATTAACACGAGCCATTAGGGCTTAGTTGGAAATGTAGCATTATCACATTTTTCAACTGTGTCTTTACCTGCAGGCAGGTCTCTTAACTCCTGTCTGTATGTTTTCATGTCATCTGACATAGTAACATCAGATAAAGCATAGAAGTCAGTTTCTGCTAGTAAGTTATTTCTTCTAGATCTAAGATTAGCTTGTGCTCTTCCTACAGCACCATCAGACCATGCTTTTTCTTCAGCATCTCTAGCTGTCTCTTCTTCAGCTGTAAACTGTACTCTATTACCATTTATATTATGATATCTTGGCATTATTTTTCTCCTTATTATTATTATTTAATTCCATATAAACAAATATCTCCAGCATCTATGTTACCTGAACTCATTTTAAATTGA